ATGCTTAACGATACCAAGCTAAAAAAACTAAAACCAATAGAAAAGGCATACCGTATTGCTGATCAGGGTGGACTATGTATTGAGGTTCGCTCTACCGGTACAAAACTGTGGCGTGTGCGTTATCGGTATGCAGGAAAAGCCTCAATGATCAGTCTGGGTGAATACCCTATTGTAAGCTTGGCCGAGGCGCGTCAAAAGCAAGATGAAATCAAATCACTGCTTGCAAACAATATCGATCCAGCTGTGCATCGTCAGCAAGAAAAAGCCGCTATGCTCTGTGATGAAAATAGTTTTGAGGCGATTGCAAAAGAATATGCTGCGGATCGACTGAAGGACAAATCTCAAACCTATGTTGATGCTTTTCATCGGGCGATGGAAAAGGATATCTATAAAGTTATTGGCCACAAAAATATTAAAGATGTGACCTCTGCTGACGTTCTGAAGATTATGCAAAATACAGTAAAGCGTGTTAAGAGTCAGGATAATCGCGGCACTGGTGAAGTTACTGCAATTGAAAATAGGAAGAAAATTGGCTCTGTGATGAGATATGCCATTGCGACATTAAGAGCTGAGAATGATCCAACTTATGCGGTGCGTGAAGTCATTGCACGGCCTGATGTTGAACATGCAAGACCATTAAGTTTGGCTGAACGAAAGGTGTTTAGAGCGCGGATCGATAGTTATGGTGGTGCTGAGTCAACGGTCAATTCTATTTTATTTTTGTTCTATACCATGCTTCGCACAATTGAGGTGCGTCGACTGCAGTGGTCATTTATTGACTTCGAAGAAAGAACTATTACTTTTGAAAAACAAACCCGGGAGCAGCTTAAAAAAGGCATGCGACTAACTAAGAAGAATAGGACGCATGTAGTGCCAATGTCTGAACAGGTTTATCAACTTTTACTTAAGCAGAAGAAGCTCACTGGCCGCAAGAAGTATGTTTTTGAAGGTGTCTATAAGGGCGGGATGATGCCAGCCACTACAATCAATCGTGCACTGCAATACATCATGCAGAACGTCACGGCACATGATTTCCGCGCTACGGCATCCACCCTATTGAATGAGCTTGGTTATGATGAAAAGTGGATCGAGACTCAACTGGCTCACGCTGATGAGAATAAAACACGTGCATCGTATAACCATGCCAAGTATTTAGCAGATCGTAGAAAAATGATGCAGGACTGGGCTGATATTGTGGATGGATGGAGGGGGTAAATTGAAGTTAAGGTTTTTATATCAAAATTCCGACTAAGTTAAAGTCGATACCCTTAACTGTGAGCTTTATATTTATAGAAGAATTTAGAAATTTTTTAATAATGAGGAAATATAATGGAAAAGCCGCACATTTACTGCGATAGAAAAATTATTAAGTGTTCTGTTTGTGGAGCATGGGATGACTATAGTTTTAACGATACTCAGCACTTTTATCTTATTGCTGCTGCCGAAGGTAAGCAAACTCGTGGACTCTATTCTATAGAGAGTATTAGGTGTAAAGAGTGCAATAAAGTGGCTAGAAATAATCAAGACCCTTATTTTTATTATTGAGGAATTATTTATTAAAGTAAAAAACAAAGCCCTCATTTGAGGGCATTTATCTATTTTATTAGAATATTGTTCTCTAGTGAGTTATTCAGTCTTATTTAAGAACTTTCACAATAGCAGCATGACGCGCTTTGCAGTCGCTATATTTAGCTACTGTATCAATAGACCAGACCAAAACAACCTTACCCTGCCCTGATTCCAGTTTTTGCAAATCAGGGCAAGACTCAAGGAGGTTTACTGGCACCACTGGTGATAAGTGAGTTGAGTTGCTGCAGGCCATCATCATCAAAGCAATGGTTGAGATACACAGGACGATCAATGATCTTTTGCACTTCACGCGTAACTGTTTCGACTTGCACGTGCTGCTCTGATTTTGCTGCTTCATAATCCGCACTCATCTGGTTAATTTGATTTTGTTTATGGGTTAGAGCTTTGAGATGGTTTTGCTCTATTTTCTGAATTTTTATCGTGCACTGCTCACCAGCCTTGCGCAGCTTTCCGCTTAAGTGATTGGTGTAAGCAACTTGCCCTAGCCATAAAAAGAAAAAGACCGCAATTGCGATCCAGTGTTTATATTTCCATAATAGATTTAGAGTCATTTTAAAAATAACTCCATTTCAATTTTCCTGCGATTCACCAGACCTTGCAGGCGTTTGCCACGAGCATTTACCCATAAGCCAAATTGATCAGCTGCCGCCTTATAATTTTTCTCATTCAGCCTTTTGACCAAAGTGGATTCTTCAAATGCGGTAGGTCCAATGTTATAGGCCAATGAAACCAAGGCATCAAACTGATTCTGATTGATCGGAACATTGACTGCGCTATTGACGGTTTGCTCGAATTTTTTCAAGTCATGTTGCATGTAGCTTTTGGCTTGTTCCAGTGTGCAGGTATCCCCTTTTTTGACACGAATAGCATTTAGGTATTTTGTGGTGCCATAACCAATGGTCCATACCCCCACGCCATCATCGTAGGCATTGAGCCGTAGGCTTTCAAAATTACGGATCAGATCAATACCACTTGGGCTGATGCTCATTTCATCCGTAGCGATACCCAGCATACTGGTGACATCATCGTAAGCAGTTGCAATCAGTTTGTCAGCAGCATCAACCTGTTTCTGGGTGAGTTTGCCGCCGCTAATCTTTCGCAAGAAATCAAAAATATGTTTCATGGGTTGTCACCATCTTTATCCGTATTAAAAAATTTAGGACGTGCACCACCCTTACCCCAAATATAGAGTTGTCGGGTAAATAGTGCGAATAAAATACTTACTGTAGTGTAAAAAAGGGTTCCGGCCGGACTTGGCGAATACTCATCTTTAACAAAAAGTGCTGCCCCAAAAAGGATCGACAACACCAATAGAAAATCGATGTGTTTTGGGAGTTGAATTTTTGGATGAAATGCCATGATTGCAAATGAAACTATAAATAATACCAACGCTGTTTTACTTATGATTAGCAGCATCTTCATTCTCCTTTTTGACTAAACCAAGAACTCTTGATCGAGCCAAACTCAGCAATGCTTCAGCTGTACTCTTACCAGCAGCGCCCAGAATGAAACCAAATAGCTCTGGATAGTTACCACTAGCAAGAAATAAACTTGCCGGTTTAGCAAAGACCACACATAAAATGAAGCCAGCAAAGAATCCTATCCAGCGATCCCGAGCCGGCTCCTTACTTAATAGAAAGCCAAAAGTTGCACCCAGCACACCCGTAAAAAGGATGTGTGAATGGTTCTTTATGCTTTCCAATACTTGACTAAGAAAGTCCATATACATCCCCTTTAGCCATACATCCCCCTAAATTATTGACATTAAAAAAGCACCCGAAGGTGCTGTTATTTTGTTGATCGTTAAACTTCTACTTGTGAATGCTGCCCTGTTGGTGCTGGCCGCAGGATCACTTGATTGGAAACAAATACTCTGGCACCCAGGTTATAAGCTGTGCCTGATGTACAAAGGACTGGACCAGATCCTCCATCGATCTGTACCCGATACTCTGGATGCCTCACTGATGTAATGGTGCCGATGTATTCGGCATGTATTGGATTAAGCAACTTCCGCAGTTCAAATAAGGGATTATTCACGGCTGATACGCTCCACTGTAATGGTTTCATTGACCTTTTCATGCGAAAAGCTACCTGATACCGAATCAATCACACCCCACCACTGGCCATTAAACGCAATCGTTTTTCCGGGTAGCATCTCACCAATATCGAAGCTTACCGGGATATCAGCGAAAGTATGTAATTCCTGAATGTTGGCTTTGACCAGTTCATTTTTACCGTAACTGGCACCTGACACGACGTTAAATAGTGGACCAGTGACTGCTTCTAACGGTATATCACCTGAAGTACCGCGTTGCTGTACTTTCAGACTTTCACCACTTCGACTATTCACTACCGTGATGGCATTGAAGTCAGCAATGTATTCATCATTCTGTTTAATGTTCTGCTGCATCACCAGGCTTTCAGATAACAAAATGTCGTAATCATCCACGGTCATCGCGTCCCAGTAGCCTTTCTGATACCGGGGTAAGATGCTTAGTGTATTACCTGCTTTCTGGCTATAGATAAAGCCACCGCCTGATTCAGCGACCTGCTTTATTGCATCGATTGGTGCAAGTTCGACATAGCTCAGGCTCTCCACCGGTATAATCCAGCCCAGTTCATCAATCAACTTCCAGTCCAGGTTGGTACCGCTATTCGCTCGATCCAGTTCAGCCTGAACTAGTTGTACAGAGGTTCGCTCGTTATCCTGGATAAATGAACGTGTTGGTCCATATTTATCCGAGTTTAGAGCTGTGATACTTCTCCCTGGGTAAGTGTAGAGAACACTGGCAAAACGCCGGGTCTCCTCTGGATCTTCAAGCAAAATATGATGCTCAAATCCATTGATCGTAACTTTAAGGATAACAGGCTGACCATTGATTGGTTGTAGCTTGTCTTTTTCCGTATGAGCCACGGTAATGGAATAGGTCCAGCACCATTGCGACCGACTGGTGCTATAGGTGCCATCCATGACTTTGATTTTCTCGCCGGTATCCAATCGCTCGGCTGTTAATGTATTCACGATATACCACCAGTTCCTTTTTGGCAGTGCTGGAATACAGTCATCTGCACCAAAATTTAAAACAACGTTGTGCGAATCAACGTCATGACATAAGCAGATAAAATTTAAATCACCAGTGCCCTCATATTTAGGCGTTTCAGGCTTTGGCCAAGGCTGAACCGGATGCTTGCGATAATGAATCGCTTTGGCTTTATCCCAGGGCAAATCTGACTTGGTGATAATCTCAAGGCTCTTATCCCATTCAAATGAAAAGCGATGCTCAAACACCTGGGCTACTTCATGTGAATAAGTAAAAGTCTTACGCCGACGGATCATTTCCTGCCAGACTGTTTCACGGTTGTGGCGCAGCTTGATCGTTTCATCATGCAGGTAGCGCTGATGGATAAAACGCTTATCGCCTTCCTCCCAAATCACATACGCATCCGAACTTAAACCGGTCGCTTGCTCATGAATGGATCTAATCGCCCGAGTTAATGATCCTGCCTGCTCATGCCAAATATCCACTTGATTAGAAACCACCAAACCCTGGTCATAAAAAAGAGCCTCATTCGAGACCCTTAATACTGGTTTGGCCCATGGTATTTCTGTACTACTTAAGGCTGCAATCGCTTTCTGGTAGCGCATAGCCGATGTGGCTGCAGCAGCCGAACCAGTAGCCAACTGAGTTTTTGCAGTAGCTACTGTTCTTGTTGCTGCTGCATTCGCAATTTGCGCCTGTGTATTAGCTACAACTGCTGTGGTTTCTTGTGCAATCGCTGTAGAGGCAGCTCTGATTCCAGCCGCCTTGTCTAAGAACATCATGCCGATATTAAGGGCCTTATAAGCCACAAAGGCCTGACCAGCAAGCATCAAAGTTGAGACAATTGTATCTAGGTTTTCAGCGACAAATTTAATAGCCTCCGCAACTTTAGCACTTGCTCCGGTTGCAGCATCCGCCTCACCAATATAGACCGTCCATGCTGTTTTTAAGTTTTCAATTGATGCGCCGATGGTTGTTGGGAATTTAGCGAATTCTGCACTAATTACTTCCGATTGGCTTAATAAAGCCTTGGTGACTACATCCGTGGTAAGCTGACCTTCCCCGGCCATCTCACGAAGTTTACCGGTAGTAACTCCTAAACCATCTGCTAAAGCTTGGGTTAAACGTGGCGACTGCTCCATCATGGAGTTGAATTCATCACCACGGAGGACACCCGAACCGAGTGCTTGGTTTAACTGGGTGATAGCGGCTTCATTTGCTGCGGCTGATCCGCCGCCAACTTGAGTTGCTTTGTTAATGGTTTCAGTTAATGCGAGCGCCTGTTCTTGAGGCCATTTCATTTCTTGACCAATCTTGGTCAGTCGAGCATAAAGATCACCGGTTGCGGTTAAGTTGGAGTTGGTATTAATGGCAACATTTTTAACATCATCCATGGCTTTTTGTAGGTTGCCATGCTCACCGATTGCAATAGATAAGCGACCAGATAGGTTTTTATATTCATCAGCAGTCTGTGCAATCTCCATTGCTGTGGTGCCAATACCAAGTGCTGCTAAAGCGCCAGTTAAAGCATTAAAGCCAGTTTTTAAACCCTGTAACTCTCCTGATACACCTTTTGAAGATTGTTCAGTTTGCTGTAGTTCCTGTGAAGTTGCCTCTAATTCTTTATCAAGTTGCTTTACTTGTTGGGCGGTTTCTTGTGACTGAGTACCGAGCTGATCTACTTCTTTGGTTGCACTGTTTGTATCACCTACAACACTGGCTGATCCATTCTTAAGTGCTGCAAATACATCCTTTGCTGCTTTTTCTGACTGATGCATATTGGAGACAAATGCCTTGGTGTCAGCATCCATCACCAGTTTAAAAGTTAAATTCTTACCAGACATACGGGCCTCTAAATTTTAGGCATTAAAAAAGCGCCTTGAGGCGCAGCAGATATAAAAAACCGACCTCTTATTGGGTCGGCTTACTTAAGAACTTCTATTAATTTTGCTATGGCTTGTAGTATGGGTGCTAATTGCCATGTCCCTACACCTACAATCACCAAGAAGCAGACAATGTAGGTCCAGCGCCTTAATGCTTTACTTTCTGATAATTGATTCATTGCTTTATCAACCTTTAAATCTAGGTTAAAATTCATCTATGGTTTGCTTCCTTCTGCCATAAGGTTGTGAACACAAAAAAGCCCGTGACTCGTAATCATGGGCTTTTTGCTTTTTTTGGGTATAAAAAAAGCCCACCGAAGTGAGCTTATGCAATAATTAAAAGAGTCTATTGGCTAGATTGCAGCATTCCGAGATTAAATGCATCTACCGAGTCTATGTTGACTATTATACTTGTTTGGCTTGAAGGAACTTTAACCCCATTCACCCAATACGCAGCATTTTTTAGATGAAGATATTGAAGTTCATCCATTGGCGTTTCTGGAATTTCGCCTTTTTCTTCGACTATCTGTGCATCAATAATATCTACATGATGTTTTAAGATTACATTCTGTTCGAGAGTGAAAAACTCACTTCTTGATATTAATTCACCACTAATCAACTGGCCATTTACACTTAAAGTAATAGGTAGTGTTTGCTTCTTTTCTACAACGATAGAATCATTTGCATTAACAACAAGCACTCTTAATAAACCGTTTTTCATATTTATCCCTATAATTTTTTAAACCTTGCTGCAATTTCTCTTCATGTGATAGAGAAATCTTTTCGCCTTTTGTACTATATAATCAATTTTCAGGTTAGTTCTAATCCTTAACCATAATTACACGCAAGTTGTTATGAAGGGCTTGAGAATCTAAAAGCGATTCTCAAATATGAGAAGCATCAAAAAAGCACCCTAGGGTGCTTTTGCTTCATACGCTGCTCATATTCTGAGTAGGCTTGCACCTAATATATTCTTTTTTGGCCTGCTCAACCTGTTTCTCATAATCAATAAATTTTATTTGAGCTGCTGCCTCTCCCTCTTTCCCTCTCATGAAATCTAAATAGGCCTCAATCTGAGAGTTCATAGCAGCAACATATAAAATCCTAGTTGTTTCCATACATCCAGCATATGATTCGGCTGCAAGCCTTCTTTTGATTTCTTGTAGTTTGGCAACTGGTTGGGCTAGTGCTATCCGACCAGTTGAGGCTGCTACTTTTTCTGCATCCTCCCATTCAGAAAAAATTTCGTTAAAAACCTTTATATGTTGGGGATTGGTAATGGTTACATTATCAACTTTAACTTCAGCGACTTTTTGTGCATCGTCTGGATCTATACCAGCATTTAGCAACTCAGCTTTAGCTTCACTGATTTTTTTATCCCTCTCTGCTTGAGCAGCAACTAGTTTTTCAGCTTCATTCTGTTGGTATTTCCCCCAAGCAAAATATCCAGCACCGAAAACAATAAGTGCTATGACGATCAAAATTACTGGGCTGTTTTTGTATTCCTTGCCGCATGTTTTGCAATGAGTATCAGTAGGCCTCATTGGCTTTTTACACGATTTACAAAATTTTATAGCCACTATAATCCCCTAAATTATTATTTCCACATCATAACTTTAGGGTGCTACTTGATCAATCAGAAACCATTTCTTTCTTGAATGATTCAAAGCCCTTTTTGTCAGACTGTGCCACACGACCAGCAACGGCGTTATTGAAGATTCCCTGCTTATACAGCTTGTTTGCTGCTTTGACATAACCTTGGAATGCGCCGTAGGTCATTTCCATGATTTCACTGTGCCGATGGCCCATTGATACCAGAAACTGGAATGAATCAAACCAGGTGGAGTCATCTTTCTTTTTAATGCCACGTTTAGGCTTTTCGTATTTGAAGTAAGCTTGGTTGATCAGAAGTACCGCCTTAAGTAGCTCTTTAAATCCCTGCTCATCAGCAGCAAGTTCTACCAGTGATTCATTGTTCAGATCAGTGACACATGCCATGGTCGAAATGACCTGTACACCATGAGCCTTGAATAGCCCTGTCAAAATCTCATCTGAATGATTCTGGTCTTTGATGAAGTTCTTAATCAACTCAGCATGCATTGCCCAGGTATCAAAGTCTTTCATCTGGATCTGGCGGACTTCAATGTCATTGATTTTGATGCTTCGATTTGTTGCTAGGAAAAAGTCATTCATGATGGAATCTCGAGATAAATTTTATGCATTAAAAAAGCACCCGGAGGTGCTTTTCTTTTAACTTTAATAAAGGCTGAATTCTATAAAGTCCAACTACCACCTTGTCCCATCTCATAAACGATGAAAATTAAGGCTAGTACCATTAGTATGACAACAACGATTTCTGTTTTCGTTAGCATTTTCGGTGCTCCACTTTTCATCATTCATATGATAAGCAAAGCAAACAATTAATAACATAAATATTACAAAAAAATTATTGGATGTTACAAAGATTTAGAAGTTAGGGAAGTTTCTTTAGAGTGTAGCTACCTACTGAAGCATTCAAACATTTCGTTAAGCAACTCAACAAAAAGTTTCAACCGAAAAGCATTCTTACGCAAAACTAGATCCTTCTAACTCTAGCCTTGAATATCTTACATATCCCGACATAGCTGATACATCCGTGATTTAAATCATTCTCTACACTGAATTTAAGCTTTAGAGACGTAGAGGAAATTCAAATGAAAAAGTATTCGAAAATTCTAATATTGGCTTTATTCGGATTCACTGGCACCGCAGCTATTGCATCAGAACCACCAATTGAAGCTACTGCTGCAGCTGAAGCACAACAGGTTGCTTTAGAGCATGCAAGGAAGCAAGCAAACACACCCGAATCATCTGATGAATAA